ATCTTCTTTTTTAGCTAGTTTAGAAGCATTCTGTAAAATTTCATATATTGCTAATCTCATTTTACCTCTCAAAACTCATTAATATGTTCCATAAGCAATTTAAGTTTGTTATTAATGAAATAGTTAATTAAAGTGTGTTTACTATTTAATTTATAACAGTCATAGAGATTATTAATCTTTTCCTGCAATTCATTTGGAACATTTGTTAGATCAATTAACATGCTATTTCGCATATAGTTTCTTTTTGCTTCATAGTCATATTCATCAATATCATTTTCAAAATAAAAACTAAGTTTTTTAGCAGTCATCATTTTTTGACGCTGACCTAAAACAAAACAGTTATCTGGGGATAAAATATTAGGAACCCCATCACCAGAATCACCTCTGATGATATGTTCTTTTAAAAATGAAGATGGTGAATTATGTTCAATAACTCTTTTATTCACAGGATCATATTGAGAAACGTTTGCAAACTTATGCAATTGAATGAAATCTTTGTCACCTGAAAGAATTAATATTCTTTCACCTGTATTTAGAACAGATCCAAAACGCATTACTAATGTTGCAATAATATCGTCGGCTTCTGCTGTTTCTAAATCAATTACTCTATAGGGGAAAAATTCTTTAAGTTCTTGTCTAATTTTATCAAGACAGTTAAAAACAATATTCCAATCTAAAGAAGATTCTTCTCTTGCTTTTTTACGATTTGCTTTATAATAAGGAAAATAATTCCTTCTCCAACAATTCTTGTTATCACATGCAATAACAAGTTCGCCATAATCTGATGAAAATTTCATTTTCAAACTTCTAATAGAATTTAATACCATATGGCGAACCATATTTTCTTCTATATCAAAAGTTTTACTAAATGAAACCTGTTTCATTAGGTTAGATATCATAACCTGATTTAAATCAAGAATAATCATTCTAAAGTTATTCGCTTTCTTCTAGTGAATCTTTTAAAGATAAACACAATTCATCTGCTACTAATAATACACCATTATCTTGTATTGTAAAGACAGAATCTGAAATTTTTTGAAAAGGATGTGGCAATTCGTAATATTTATGTAAAATTGATCTAATTGCTTCTACAAGAAAAGCCCCATCTTTCAATGATGTTTGTTCATCATCATCGTCTATAATGTCAAATCCAGCAACAGAGAGTTGCTGGAAGATCATAGGAATAATAACAGAAACTGTTTCTTGGATATGAGCATATTTCATGCCGTCAACACTAACTTTAATTTCATTAAAATCTTTAGGTAAATTTTCTTTTTGAATTATTTTTTCCTTAGGAAAATTAATAATATTCGACATGATACTCCTTGTACACCATATGGTGTTAGATATTTATAATTATGGAGTTTTATAAACAAACTGCTGCTTTGGAATTTCTCTTGGCAAATCAATTAGGCTATACAATAGAGCTTCCCATTGCATCTTTCTAATATTCCACTGATAAAAAATATCCGTATAAGATTTTTGAGTCATAATTTTATTACGGTATTGATCATCAGATAGTGAATTTAATTCTTTAATTGCGGAATCTAAAATACTATAAAACATATTTGCATGTTGAGAAGGATTCTCATTCCATTGATACATGTGTGTCCAATTAGCAGCCGTTTCATATAACGCACCTAAATTTGGATGTACACAGATGTTTCCAGCACTCATTGCTTCAATAAGAGCGAGACAACTAGTTTCTGTCCATATAGAAGGATATGCAAAGATATGCGATCTTGTCAACGAAGTACGAATTTCTTCGTTCGGGACAAATCCATGATAGTTGATGTTTGGTGTATTTTTACAATCATCAAACAGTTGTTTATATTGCTCGTCTCTAGATTCCCATCCGTAAATTTTAAATGATGAGTATACGTCTAGTTCAATGTTGTCATGTGTTTCACATAACTTCTTAAACACAGGAACTAAAATATTCAATCCACGATGTGGAGTCGTGTGATAGATAAGCCTAATCTTATCTCGTGTTTTTGTTGAAAGATCAAAGTCTAATGGTTGAATTGCATTTTGCAAAACAATACAATGACTCCATGGGATATTATAATGTTGAACATATGCTTGCATTTGCCAATTAGAAACAAAGACGAGCTTATGAAACTTCTCCCACCCACGATTCTTTAGATGTTCGGATTCTGGGTCACCAGGTAAATCATGTAGCCAAAGAACCCTAATCTTAGTCTCATCTAGTTCTCTTACACGAGACGGAATAATTTGAAAATTTTCAATTAAATCTTTGTTGATGCTAGAATGCAACCTTTCTAGCATCAACTCTGTTCCTCCACGTGCATTCTTAGATAATTCATTCACTTCCATTATATTTCCTTTATTTTAAGCTTTTCTAATTAGAAATGCCTTATTCGTAATGTCGCAATCAAAATACTCTTTGCATAAAAATACAACTGTATCTGGATCAAATTGCTTACATGAAAAAACATCCAAATAAAATGTATCGTTTTCATCTACGAAATGAGCACAAATGTTACTGGTTTCGATAAGTTGCACTAAAGTGTACCCAGCTTTATTGCCAGATCCAAACTTTACGATCTGGGGTTCTCCATAAGCTACCATGTCGATAGCCTTAACTAAATGTTTAGTAAAATTGTAAATATTTTCATTGTCTGTAATTTTTGAATGTTCGCAGTTACTTGCGTCAATAATTAAATGATAACCCCAAGGACCGAGTGCTTCCATTTCATTTGAACTCCTAATGTTAAATTAATGCCTTTTGGCATCATTATTTATCAATCGTATCCAGATACACCTTGTGCATATGTAACAGAATTGATTTTAAATGAACGCCAACCATTATTCTGAACATCCCAAACAATTATAGTGTCTGAGTTCTTTTGATGAAAAGATTCATCTTCTTCCTTAATATAGTCCCTAGGAAGATAATTTGGTTTCAGCGTACAAATCATATTTCTTTGTTCACCATTTACTTTTGTAAATAGAACTTCTACTACGTTAGAACGCAGTTCATTCAAAAGTGTATCACGATCATACATCATCATTACTCCACAAGAAATAGTTTACCTACGTTTTCTCTATGCTCTAAAACATAACTTTCAAACTCTACTAATCCGCCGATAAATTCATTATTAATGACAATTACTGGATATGATCTAGCATTTGGAAACTTGTTTATGATAAAATCTCTAGTAACATCTACTTCAACAACATGTTCAACAAATTGAACATTTAGAGACTTTAAAATATTTTTAGTTTTTACACAATAATTACAATTATTTTTGGTATAGATTTCAATCATTAGCTTAACCTTTCTTCCCAGTATTTTTGAACTTGTTGCACATCATCCGGATCATATCCATTGATATACATATCATATCTAATAAGTAATTCAAGATCTGATTGCATTATATATCTCCATGTTGTTTATGTAACCTCCGATAAATAAAAAGTAGACTTTTAATTAGGGAGGTAACTATGATCATAAGATCAAAAAGAAAACCAAAAAAAGTAAAAGTCGATTTAATAAAAGAAGCGTCTCATTGGTTTGCAGAAAAACTTCTTACAAAGAGATTAAATCAAAAAATAATTTTACATTTAAAATTTACAGATAATTTAGATAAAGATACAGGGTGTATAGCGTTCTGTTCATGGTTAGATAAAAATCACAATCCTCGTAAATTTGAATTTGAAATAGATAGTAATTTATGTGAACAAGATATGTTAAGAGCTGTTGCTCATGAAATGGTACACTTAAAACAATATGCTACGGGACAAATAAAAGATTTTGCAAGAACAGATAAAATAAAATGGGAGGGCAAAATCATGGCAGCAAAAAATGATAGCGATGCAGAAGCATATTGGTTTAGTCCATGGGAAGTAGAAGCATATGGAAAAGAGATTGGTCTGTACGCTCTATTTAAATCATATAAAAAGGAAAAACTAAAGCGAAAGTAATTTATCCTGCTTCTTCTTTTGATAATTATTTATTTTATCCAAATAACCTCTATTTCTAAGCTCTTTGAAAACCAAATTTTCTAATGAAAATTCCCCACCCTTTTGAATACCTGATGATCTCATATCTTTAATTTTTGATTTCAAATTATCAAATAAATCAACTGAAACATTGCTCTTAATCATATGATCTATCATATGCATATATGATAGAACTTTTTGTTTTAGATGTTTGTCGTTCTTAAAATCAAAAGTTCCATGCACAGGTTTTTGAATCCATTTATCATTTTTTAATGAATAAACACCTTGACCTTCTGGAAACTTTGCTGATACATCTTGAGCGTATGGTTCTAGTGGATATGTAAACACTTTAATATCATGTGTCATCGTCCACATTGTTTTTTTATCTTGTAGGTAGTCGTCTATTAATTTACGATCTTTACCTAATTTGTTTCTATCTATTAATAGATGAACATCAATATCTGATTTTTTTGTATAGTTGAAGTTTGCATTTCCACCAACCATAACAATGTCTTTTACAAGGTTTTTTGGTATATTAGCGTATTCTCTCCAAGAATCAATAAATTTCAATAGAGATGATTTCACTTGTGGTTTTAGTTTATCATTAACCCAAAGATCAGGGTTTAATGTATCATGATACTCAAGTGAAATTTTCATTTCTGTTAAAAAAGATTTAAAATTCTTCATTTTGTTCTCCTTGTACATTATTTATATACAAGGATTTTCATTCTTCTTTGTTTACTTTGAGTCCTTGTTTAACTAGCCACTGAATTTGTTGTATGTCCATCTTATCAAGATCAGGCTTTTTTAAAATAGTATTGATTCTTTCAAGAACATCAATACACCATGATAGATCAGCATTTTTGATTAAATTTTCTTCAACCATATTTTTCTCCTAAAAAGGTAGGGACATTAAGCCCCTACCCATATTTTACACATATCTATATGCTATAACTCTATTTCTAGCATAAACACCGACACCAACTCTACGACTGTGGTTACCTGAAATTATTATTGGGTTCCCATTAGAATCGTATCCAGTCACAATACCGACATGGTGTCCATTTCTTCTTTTTGTAACCGCTACGCAGTTAACACAACCATGGTATGCAGGTCTTCCACGATTTACATATGAAATGGCTCTACGGTCAGTTCCGCCAGCAATCATATTCATAAAATCAGCACACCATAATCTAGATGGTAATCCTAATTGACTAGCACTAGCACCAACATATTTCGATGCTTTGTTAACTAGATCACCACCATATTGAATAGTTCTTTCTGAATGAACAAATGCTCTAGAAACACTTTGTCTAGTTTGTTCGATCAGATTAGCTCTTTGTTGCTCTCTAGCAAAAAAAGCTGCCGATGTTTCGTCATCAGGATTTACATGATTTACTTGTTGAGTTACAACAGGAGGTTTAACTTGTCTCTGTTGCCTAATAACTCTTGTTTTTTTCACAGTATGCTTTTTTACTTTTTTCTTTTGACTATAATGATAGCTCTTATTTGGTCTAGCTTCTGCCAAATTAGGCATAATCCAAACCGATCCTAGCATTACTGCTAGAATGAGGATAAGTTTTTTCATTACTCTTTCCTTTTTTCTTTGTCACGGCGAGAATAATAAACTATCTCAAAACTTGCATTTTTAGTTTAGTTTTACCTTTACCAATAAATCCAAGTTGGTGAGCAGCACCTCTTGAAACATCCAACCCGGTCCCACGGATAAATGGACCTCTGTCGTTAACCGTAACAATTATGGACTTCCCATTATTAGGGTTTGTCAGCTTAAGTTTAGTCCCAAACGGTAGGGTACGATGTGCGGCAGATAATCCGTTTGGGTCGAAACGTTGTCCAGAAGCAGTCCTATGACCAGACTGATACCAAGATGTGACAACGGTATTACTATTTATTTCTCTTGAATCCGTAGTTTGACATGCTCCAAGAAACAAACAAAAAAATGCAGTGATTTTTTTAATGTCGAAATTCATATTCATAATTAATTGATTCTTCATTTTCTGAAAGAATAAAAGCCCCATTACCCAAATGAAACTTTTTAGCCATTTCAGTTTTAGGGCTTAAAGTAACAAAACGCCTAACCCATGGCTTTACTTGTTTAATTGCTTCAACAGCAGAAAACACAATATCTCTACCGGCACCCTTTTTATATGACCACACAGTATAAAACACTGCAATACTATTTGGGTCATTAAAATCATTAAAGCTATACTCATCAAGTTCTTTAATATTTTTTGGAACTTGATGAGTATAGGCAACACAGATTATAGAAGAAATTTTATCTTCATCAAATAATGCTAAACATTCTCTACCATTAGAAACTCTAAATTTATAATCTAATTCAGGCCTAACAGTATCATCTTTTAAAAGATGATTATAATCATAATCTAAATTTGTAAGATATTTCATCTATCACCTCAAAAAGATGGTGCGCGAGGAGGGATTCGAACCCCCGATAAGACCGTTATGAGCGGCCGGCATTAACCGCTATGCTACTCGCGCTTTATATGTAAATCTCCTATTAAGAAGATGAAAGAATTTCTTTTAGACGATCCGCAGCATATGAAGCAGAAAATGCTTCAGGTTTTACCTTTGGAGGGAACCCACACATGCCACGAATATACCCAGTAGCTTGTTGAATAACACATGATGAACCATGCATTTCATCTGGATTTATGTCCAGATGAACTTCACAATGACGATCTCCAATAACATCGATTAAGTCAAGATACATTTGAGCTGCACGATATACCTCATTCATCAAACGTGTTGCTGGTCTATCGTGCCGATTGTCGTAATCACGCTCAGTATCTACTTTTCCGAAAACTTTGCAACCGCGAGAAGAGTCCATATGAATAACAATAGCGACTGTGTAATCAGCGTACCAGAAGTCATTCCTACCACGGTAACGTTCGCTATCTGCTCCAATGTAGATGGAGGTAGAAGGCGAGGTGTTACAAATAAATTCTTTAACTTCATCAATGTTAAATTCCTTCGCCATAATTTAATTACCTACCCTTACGACGCCCCTTTAGACGCCTTGTCTTACGCTTCTTAGAGCCAATTTTTCGGCGGCCCTTTCTTGGACGATTTTTATGCGGATGCGCCATTTGATGCTTCCTTCTTCATAAGGTTCCAAGTACTTCTTCCGTCAACTTTACCCATTCGATTTTGAATCTTAATGAGCTTCTTATGCATACGTTGGCGTTTTGTCATATTTTTCTCCTTCATAAAATTGGTACGGACTGAGGGACTCGAACCCTCAAAACTCAGATTTTAAGTCTGATATGTATACCTATTCCATCAAGTCCGCTTCAGTGATTCAGAAATTTTCTTTTTGTGTTCTGCTGATTTAGGTATTCCTTTATTAGCTTTTCCACCTTTTGACCAACCAGAACTTACGTTATTTTTCAATATTTCTTTTGCTTTGTCAATCCCATATTTTTGTACCAAACCTTCCCATGGTGAAACCCATTTTTTGGCTTTTCTAGCATCTTCTACATTTTCTTTTCTTGTGCCCCAATATAAATGTTTTGGATTTGAACATTTCTCATTATTACATGCATGACATAAATCAACTTTTGATGGCATATCAGTACATAAAAATTGTGCCAAAACACCTCTATGAACTGTACTATTTCCACCTCTTTCAATACATTCTTCAGTCAAATCAATATGAATAGTTCTTATTTCTCTAGATTCTTTTATCCAATCAGATACTTTAATCATGTTATCTCCTGTTAGTAGACGCATGATTATTTATAATCAGACTCTGCCTGTTGGTCTACGTGGGCAAATCAATCATGCTATTAACATATATTACTTTTTTAGAAACGTCAAATGTTTTTTATGTATGCGGCACATGATCCAACTGTTATAAAAATCATCACGTTCTAATACATTATTGTCAAATTGAAGTTTTGCTTCATAATATCCAAATTCACTTTTTGATTTACAAAGCATTAAGATGTCACGGCGAAAGTTTTCTTCACCATTTTTATTGACATCTTCTTGAAGTTCTTTATTTGAACCGTAATATGTTTTCCAATCCGATTCAACTTTAATTCTTTTTTTCTTTCCCTTGACTTGTTTAGTTTTAGAAAAGTAAAAGTTTTTCTTACCGATATACTTTTTATTATTCAATAAATTTGTTATCTGGTAAACGAATCCTATATATTCACCAATGGATTCGTAAGGTTCATTATTATAATACCACATACTAAATCATACAAAAGTATGCAGCATATAATCCCCATAAAGCACCTACTGCTGCTTCTGCTGGTCTAATAGCATCTAAGTTTCCATACTTTCTCCAAGAAATCTCATAACACAATACAATTAGGAAAGGCATTGCTAAGAAATATGGAGAGATTAAAACAATAGCAGGTAGTAGGCCTATTAAATGTCTTGCAAAGAACCTATAATGATCGTTTGGTAACTTATCAATATACTTTTCTAAGAAACTGCCTCTTTGTGGTTCTTCTGGCATTCTTCCTAGATCGTACCATCTTCCCCAACCAAAAAGATTTGATATTAAATAACTAATTGCAAATGTAAATGCAAGATACGCATTTGATGCGAAATATAATATTAAAAATATTACAATAGTTACTTGAAAGCGCGGATGGATTTTAAGAATTTTTCTTGATTGCTCAGCAAAAAATCCACCGCCTCTATATGCGTTTAAAATAGAAAATACTGGAATTAATAATAAAAATAAAATGTTCATAAAGTTTCTCCATTTTATTTTTATTTATCAAGAAACTTTATACACCCCTACAGTATTTCCATTATCCCATACTTTTATTAGATATGTGCCCGGATTATAATTTTCGCGTACATACTGCGCGAGTTGTTCAAATGAGGTCTTATCACATTCTGTATAATAGAATGTTTTAACAACCACGGTCTGTGCCATCGTCTTCCCAGTCTTCATCAACTAAATGGTCATCATATACCATCTTATTACCACAGAATGGGCAAAATTCTGGTGTTGAAACAAAATCGTATTCAACATTAAATTCTGCATCACACTCTTCGCAAAAATATTCCTTATCCATCATTCTTCTCCTTTATTAATTTTTTAACATCTACTACCGTTTCTTTTTCAATGATTTCAATACAAAGGTTTGTGATATCTATTTCTTTTTGAACGAAAAACATTTTCTGTTTTAGTTTTTCTAATTGCTCATGATAAAAGGCAAGTTCTTCTTCTTTCCTCTTACGCATAGCATAAATGTCATTAAGAAGAATGATCTTGCCAGTCATTTGTTTACAGGAACAATATCGTTCTTATGTGTATAAGATACAATTTTATTTGGACAGTTTTGTAGATAACAAACTACACCACTGATACCAGTTCTACCACATATTGAGCATCCGCTATTCATGTCTATCTTTGGTGCAATATATGGTGTTGTTGGAATGTTTACTGGTTGTTCACGCTTTGCAGCTTGATAACCATCATACCAACCCTTCTTATAATCATCAGATTCAATCATTACAGTGATCCTTTAAATATTTTAGAGTAACACTATATCTTTGTATCATTCTATACATCCTCCAATTCCAAACATGACTATCATATTGATCTTGCATCATGATGCTCTATTTCCAACTATCTAGTATTTGTCGCTTTAATTCGGGTTGTAATGGAACATAATCTAACTCATCTGCGTATGTGTCACCATTTTCAAATGCCCACCTGAAAAAGTTCAATGCGATGTTTTGATCATTTTCATTGGTAGGCTTTCTATGCATTATAATGAATGTTGGTGCAGTAATAGGCCAGGAGTTATTTTGAAATGTTGACTTTCCTGCTCTTACTACAACATCATTAATAACTATCGTCGTATACTTTAAATTATTCTGCTTTGCATATGCATATTCTACGTATCCGATAGAATTTCTAGCTTGTGCAACATTACCTGCAACGCCTTCATTACCTCTCGCACCAACACCGACTGGCCACTCCAATGCAGTTCCAGTTCCTACTCTAGTTCTCCATTCTTCAGATACAGAAGAAAGATATTTTGAGAAAATATATGTTGTACCTGAACCATCAGAACGTCTAACCACAGAGATATTTGTATTTGGTAAATTCACATTAGGATTTAACTTTCTGATTCTTTCATCATTCCATCTAGTAATTTTACCAAGGTAAATATCAGCTATAACTGGGCCTGTTAGATTTAAATCAGAAACACCGTCTAGATTATAAACCAACACGTTACCACCAATAACAGTTGGGAATTGAAATAGGTTATTCCTATTCAAAATTTCTTCTGTTAGGGGCATATCTGAAGCGCCAAACGTTACAGTTCTTGCTAGAATTTGTTTAATACCCGCTCCAGATCCAATACTTTGGTAATTGATCTGAATGCCAGTTTGCCTTTTATAAGCATCTGTCCATTTTGAATAAACTGGAAATGGAAAAGTTGCTCCAGCTCCAGTTATACTTTGTGCGTTTGCATATGTTGCAAATATCATAGAAAAAACAAAAATTATAAATCTCATAGATTAAAACCTTTAAATGTATCAGTTGTAACATCTTTTTTAACACCACCAACAACATAGCTGGTAATTTCTGTTTCCTGTGGAGCTACCTGAACCTCAGCTCCTGAAATCCACTTCTGAGTCCATGGCAATGGATTTGAACCATTCTTATATGGCGAAGGTAAACCAACAGAAGACATACGCTTGTTAGCGATCCATTCGATATATTCACTCAATACCGCTTCGTTAAGACCAACCATCGATCCATCGCGAAATAGATAACTTGCCCATGCTTTTTCTTGGTTAACAGCATCGACGAATAGTTGAATACACTCTTCTTTAGTTTCTTCCGCAATGCGGGCGAAATCCTCGTCTTCCTTAGGTAACGCTTTGAGTAGTTGCTGTGTCCCAGCAAGGTGAAGGTTCTCATCTCGAGCGATGAATTTAATAATTTTGGCGTTGCCTTCCATTTTTTTAACTTCCGCGAAAGCCCACGAACATGCAAACGAGACATAGAATCTAACTCCTTCAAGAACATTAACAGACATTAGAGCAAGCCAAAGAGCTTTCTTATGATCATATTCAAATTGACCCCAATCTGGTGGATCAAAATCTTGATAATATCTTTTAGTATTCATTTCAATCAAATCATCATAATACTTAGAAATATCCTTTGCACAATCAACAATCTCAGCAATATCCATAATCTCATCAAATACCTTTGACGGATTAGGATACACATTACGAATAATGTGAGTGTATGAACGTGAGTGAATTGTCTCAGAAAATGCCCAAGTCGTAATCCACGTTTCAAGTTCTGGTAATGAACAAATAGGACCAAACGCAATTGTTGGCGCACGTCCTTGAACAGAATCAAGAAGAATCTGTCTCTTTAGATTCGACGTGAAGATGTGCTGCTCATGCGGCGTAAGCGCCTTAAAGTCTTTCGCATCTTTATAGATGTCAACCTCTTCAGGTCGCCAAAAGAAACCGAGCTGGCGGTCGGTGAGCTTGTCGAGCCATCCATACTTCTGTCTATCATATCTTGCAATAGTGGGTGCATCATCGAAGAACGCCTTTACTTGTGTGTGATCTTTTTTGTTATTAGAATCAAAAACTGAATATGACACTAAATGACTCTCCTATAAAAATTAGCCTTATCGTAATCTAAGTAGCCTTCAGGAATATCGTATAATATCATACTTTCAACGTCAAGTATCTTAGGAATCATAGTTTCTTTCATATGCACAATCATATATTCACGGTCTTCTAATCTTTTAAAAATTTGCTGAAAATTTAAATTAATTGGATTCATCTGTATACTTCATCTCGTACTCAAACCTATCATCATCGGATAAAATCCATCGAGGTTGATTCTCAACAGACCAATATGTTGTTCCTAGTCTTCTATCAATAACAGTATTTCCCCACTTTGTTACAAAAGATGGTTCAAATACTTTTACTCTATTATTAGGTTGAATAGCGTAATTACCATCATCTAACTCAATAACATGTCCGCATTTATGTTGACCAGGAATCTGTGAAAAACCAACGTCAATAATATTTGCGTCTGCCTGAAGCCAATCTAATGTGAAAAGATATTTTCCGCTCTTTTCATTCTTATTTCTATCAAAGTAAACCATCTTCTTTTCTGATAGAAAGTCATATTTATTAACAGAAACATATGGAGAAAATGAATCCCATAATACTAACTGAAATAAATCTTCCTGTGGTGTATCTGGTTTTGAACAAAATGCATGAATTGGCATTCTCCACCAGAGTCCACCATCTTCCATGACAAAATGAAATAATGGTGCTCGGTGTGGCACAGATGCCACACCGATAATAATGCAAGGTAGATAAGTGTCTGTAATTTCAAACTTTTCAGGTCTATTTTGCAAAAAATTTGATCTTACATAACATTCTATTGGTGGAATGTTTGCATTAATAAAACTCATTTAAATCTACCCTTTTCATCTTTATTCATTTTTAATCTTCCCAATTTCCATCCTTCTGGACACTTATCTTTGTAAGTTTCTTTTATATCATTATTATACCATTTTTTATTTTTAGCAGCTTTTTTTGGAACTTTTATCATACCATATGTATTGTTACCTATAAAAGGTTCCGGATCAATTCCATTTTTATAAAACTTATTATAAAGGTGATATGAAATTCCTGTATATTTTTTTAATTCATCATAACCAATATATAAATTACCTTTGTATTCAATGGTTTTTAATTTTTTCTTTCTTATATTATCTTTATGTTTTTCACTTTTAGAAACATTTTTACGAGATTTACTCATTTTCATTTTAGATTCGACTGTATGTTTCATTCCAGTATGATCTAAAGAATTTTGAATAGCAAATTTTCTTTTAACCCATCCATATGATTTATTATTTCTATTACCCATCATATTAGCTGCATAAATTAATTTAGGTTCGTTTGGGTATATTTTAATTAATAACAAATGACATATGTAATGTTCTTCTGGTAACAAATGAACAAGATTATCTTCGTCATCAGTTCCATTCATACATTTTGGGATGATATGATGACGCTCATAATATGTTTGTTCATTTGTTACTCTATTTTTTGCTTTTTGTATTAAAGTTTCATAGATTTTTTTATAATTCATAAATACGTACTCCTTGCCGTCATACGTATTTATATAATAGAAAGTTTAAATAGTACAAGAATCACAATTTTCTTGGTCTATTTCTCCAGCTTTAAGCTCTCCTCTAGAATTAAGTTCAAGTTCACCTGCACCATCCATAACATTCATATAATAGAGTTGTTTTCCACCATACTTATAAAACATCAACATGTGCTTTAACATTTCACTCATCGGAATCTTTTCTTCTTCATAGAACTTGGGGTTGTATGAAGTGTTGACCGAAATGCCTTGGTCGATAAACTTTTGGAGAACAGCGCAGATCTTGAGATAACCTTCTGGCGATTTCTGATCCCAAAGCAAGTCATACTTATTCTTGAGCTTGCGAACTTCGGGAACCACTTGCTTAAGAACACCATCTTTGCTCTGCTTAACGGATACCAACGAGCGTGGAGGTTCAATTCCATTTGTCGCATTTGAGATCTGAGCTGATGTCTCTGATGGCATGAGAGCCATGAGTGTAGAGTTCCTAATACCGAACTGTTGTGCATCCTTTCGAAGAGCATCCCAGTCAAATCGATATGTTGGCGACGCCAATTCATCCACTTCTTTTTTGTACGTATCGATTGGCATGATACCCTTTGCATACTTAGTTTCTCCACTCTTAGGACATGCACCCTTTTCCTTTGCAAGATCAACAGATGCCTTGATTAAATAATACGCCCAACCTTCAGTATACCCATGAAGACGATTTAACCCATCATGATCAATATTAGAATAATTGAGATCATTGCGAGCAAGCCAGTAAGCGAGATTAATAATACCAACTCCAAGAGGGCGCCGATCCATAGTAGAACGCTTGGCGGCTCTAACAGGGTAGTCTTGATAGTCAAGTAGCTCATCGAGAGCCCGCACAGCAAGAGTACAAGGGCGCTCAAAGTCAGAAGGATCACGAATCTTGCCCCAGTTGATTGCTGCTAATGTACATAGTGAAATTTCTCCTTCTTCATCCTTAACATCATTCAATGGCTTTGTTGGGAGATTAATTTCACAGCAAAGGTTTGATTGACGAATAGGCGCAACTTCCTTAACGAATGAACCATGATCATTAGCATGGTCAACGTTCATAAGATATATACGTCCTGTATCCTTACGTTCCTGCATGAATGCTGAAAACAAATCAATAGCGGGAATTTGTTTCTTTCTGATTCTGGAAGAACGTTCATACTTTTCGTAGAGCTCACGAAACTTTTCTGTGTTAGTGAAGAAACTATCGTACAAATCTGGTACGTCGCTAGGGCTGAAAAGAGTAATAACGCCCCCAGAAAGAAGACGTTCATACATAACCTTGTTGAATTGTACGCCATAATCCAATCCCCTAATACGATTATCCTCAGTACCCTTGTTATTCTTCAGAACAAGAAGATCTTCTACTTCCAGATGCCAAATAGGATAATATAGAGTTGCTGCACCGCCTCGGACACCTCCTTGAGAGCATGACTTAACCGCTGACTGGAAGTGCTTGTAGAAAGGCACCACGCCAGTATGACTAGTGTCCCCGTTGCGAATAGGAGAGCCAATAGCCCTAATACGACCAGCACCGATGCCAATACCCGCCTTTTGAGAAACGTACTTAACGATAGAAGAAGCCGTGGCATTGATTGAGTCAAGCGAGTCATCTGTCTCGATAAGAACGCAAGAGCTAAACTGCTTTTGAGGACTACGAAGACCCGCCATAATAGGAGTCGGCAACGAAATTTCAAAATTGCTTGTTGCATCATAGAAATCCTTTACCCATTGTAAACGGGTTTCCTTTGGATAATTACGAAAGAGCACCATTGCAATGAGCATATACGCCATTTGTGGTGTTTCGTAGATCTTACCAGTTACTCGATTCTTAATTAGATACTTTCCACGAAATTGCTCCATTCCTACATAAGCAATCTTGAAATCTCTACTATGATCGACATAGCCATTAAGTACACTGAGATCATCAGCGGAATACCAAGAAGTAATGTCTTTGTCATAATATCCCAAGTCGATAACACTGCGAATATGAGTAGCGAGATCAGGAACATTATAATCACCATAAACTTCCTTTCTAAGATGGTAATTTACAAGACGACCCGCAACATACTGATATGCAGGAACATCAACAGAAATTAAGTCTGCTGCTGCTTTAATTAATGTTTCTTGAATATCAGATGTCTTGATACCATTATAAAATTGAATACGAGAACGAATTTCAACTTCAGATTCAGAAACGTTATTAAGGCCTTCACATGCCCAAGCTACTACTTTATGAAATTTATTTAAATCAAGAGGCTCTCTACTACCATCACGCTTTGTTACCTGAATCTGTGTCGTCATTTTCTTCTCCGTAATTAATTTTATTAATAAATCGTAGCTTTTGTTCTTCAGCCCATTGCTGAAGATAATCGTTGTCTTCGTTAAATATTTTTAGATATTCTTCTTTAGAAATTTCTCTATGAGAAATAATAGTTTCACCTAAATACTTTTGAGAAAATTCCTCAAAGTAGGCATCGGTATCTCTAGCAACTACTTCATCAAGAGCATGATCAATATCATCTTCTACTTCAACAACATAACGAATACGGTGTTGCGAAATGCAATCTACCATAACAAGCTTTTTCATTATATAGCCTCATATGTTTCTTCAAAAATATTTCTAGCACAAAAATAAAATTCGCCTCTAACACCTCTAATTAGGTAATCTCCGACTGCACCAGTCATTGTGCCTTCAAGAGTATATACCATCATACCAGTCATAGAACCATCAGGTCTACGTATAATATCAGACTTTGACCAAGATGCAAGTTCGTCTGCATTTTCAATGGTGATCTGACGAGCTTCAATCGGAATAGGCTTCTTTGTATAAAACGGCATTACTTCTTCTCCTTTTGCTCAGTAAACTTATTAGAAGCAAACATTGTTGTGCCTTTCAATGCCTCAACACCTAAGCTTGTGATAGTTTCTGTAATTGCCTGAATTAGTGCAATCTTAACTCTATCGAAGTCAATCATCACTTAGTCTCCAATATTCTGTTCAAATCATCAAAGGTGTAACTTGTCATTGATACGCCGATACGATCAGTTCTATGCTTATAGATGATATATCCTTTTGGATTACCATCTATATCTATGAATGGATAAAAAGAAACAACGACAGGACTTTCTTCGCCTTGAGAGTACCATTCACTAAGATGATGGGTTATCTTAACCCAATCTTCGAAAGAGTAGTTCATCACTTAACCCCAAAGTGTCGTTTGATTTTCTTTGAATATAATAATCCCATAACATGTTCTTCTTGCTGTCCTTCGGTACAAACTTTGACACATTCTTCAACAATCAACTGAGCAAACTTCTCATAATCAAAGTCATCATAATGAACCCAGTTCATCATTTCAAACCTTGCCCCAGCTTTCCACATAAGAGAATTGATTAGTTTTTCATTCATCACTGCCTACCTTTAAATCTGATGCAAGAGCATATTCAAGCATTTCAAACGCCAACTGTCTATCATAGAATTGACTTCTTGTCAATCTAGGCATCTCAATCAGAATACCAGTTGGCTTGTGACAGAGGCGGATAACTGTATTCCATCCACCAATTCCCACTCCTATACGCTGATCAATTACACGAATGTCGGTGTCCTTATACAGTTGTTCATTCATTACTTTTTCTCCTTCAGCAGAGATCCAAAGTTGTAACAGGCAATCAAAAAAAGAGCTATAATGAATACTATCGCAATATAATATGGCCATGTAACCAAAAGAATGGTGAACAAAGCAAATACGATTGTCAAAGGTGTGACAACTAAAAGACCCAACAACAACGTCTTTATAAGATCAATCATCACTTCTCTCCATACTTCATTAGATCAGCCAATGAAACACTAGTCAGATTAATTGATTTCATTATATCACTATATGTCTTTCCTTTAGCACTATCAAAATTATAAACAGTTTTTGGTTGACCTTGAAGAGATGTTACTATTTCATTCTTAAAAAGATCAACATCCACAACACGTTTACCTTGTATAAAGGGTTGAAGATGTCTTACAGATTGTATCTTATAGCAGATGATCGCCCATTGTTGTTTGGTAATCATCACTTCTCTCCAACAGTATCAACCACAAAAGCAGAACCATCATCAAGAACAGTCGTTTTGGTACCCGTCATATAATCATGCATTGCCATCATAGCATTTGCAAACCAACCTACCATGTAACTCTCGTCACGAAAAGCATCACGATCTAGGTCTTTAGTAAACTCAATAAACAACTTTGCCCATGCCATCGCATCAGGATTTGTGTGAATGCTCATATCATAGTCAGTCATGGCGCAATTCCCTTATCCCATCCATAAGTTTCAGGACCATCTTCACCATCTTTATATGCTGAAATTAGTTCATCGTAATATGGACCAGCAAGGGCACGAACAGCCTGATCGATTACCCATGCCTTGTGATGAGCGCCATCAGTTTGTCCATATTCTAGTAGAATGGATAGTGCTAACCTAGCATCATCATGGCTATTCTCAAAAATTTTATCAAAGATTTCTTCGTTCATCACTTCTCTCCAAGATCAAGACAATCCTTTAGCGACGGAAACACTTCAGTGATCTGATACCAAGCATCAAGAGCAACTTCACGATGTTCCTTCTGTGTTTCTGGTCCCATACGCAACTGGCAGTAGTGAATCCAAGAACGCAAAGTACCATTCATATACATGCGAGAAACAGTCAGACCTTCAGGCAGAACAGCACGAGCCTGTTCCTTGGCGATATTATTCCATGTCGCCCAATTGTATGCTTCTTGTGCCGCATCAATTACCTTTTGTTGCACTTCTTCCCATCTTTCGGTTAAAGGTGTATCTTGAGCAATTTCGATGCTGTTCTGACGGTTCTTCATGTCTTGAAGACGAGCTTCACGAGTAACGAAACCTAAGTCCTTAGTAGGATCAGCATAACGCTGAGAGAACTCTTGGAATGAGAACGATCTGTGACGGAGAATCTGACGAGCAATATCACGAGTCGTCTCAATTTCCATCACAATATTTACCATCTCAAACGGCGACCAATGTTTGTGCTTTGCGAGATACCGCAGCAACTTGGTTGCAGTCAACGTGTTACTCTGATTAGAAGGATTAGAAACACGTGCTACGTATGCAATAAATTCATCAACCTGCAACCATGCACCATTTTCATTCTCAATCCATGGCTGGGTGACAGCAATAATCTTAGCAGTATTCATTCATTTACCTTTCCACTAATACCATATAAATCAGGAATAATTCTTTCTAACTGTATAAGAGCTTCCTTGATATTTCCTCTTTTATACCAATCAATTACTTCTTGAAGAAGTTCAAGAGACACTTCCTCTTCCTCTTCCTCTTCATATTCACTTACCTTCACATGTAATCCTCGTAATTTTAACTCATCAATCAATTCATCATCATTAAAATCATTTAGATCGACTTCAATGTATTTACTTACGATTGGCATATCATCATCCTTTGAGTTGATATTTAGATTCAACTTCCTTGACTAGATTATTGCTACTATTATGCAGTGATACAATATATTCTGCAATGTGAGGACTTTCAACTGTACATAGAATTTCGTTTGTTTTCTTATTATATATTTCAATAGACGAACCATTAGGCCAACGATATAGCCAAACAGAATCGTCATTGTTAGTCAGTGTCTTAAAAGTTTTAAGATGACGCATCATATAAAACAAGTCATTTTCCATCTTAACAAGTTTTTCCATCACACTTTACTCCATTTTGTAAGAGCGAGCTTTGCCGCTAAATCACGATATGTGTTTGAATCAATAATATGCTTAATAAATTCAGAAGATAACCCAGCAAGGATCATATCATTAATATCTTTATGATTCATGTTTTCTGGCCATATGCATACATTATAACCATTCATGATAGCCTTGTCAAGTTTCTGTTTGGTTTCTTTTGATCTAGGTTCGTTGTCATAGATGATAACTGCATTTTCTTTGTTAAAAGATCCCAAAGAAGCAACAATATCACCACCAGCACTTGCCACTGAATTTTTTACGAACATAGAATCAAATGGACCTTCAAACACATAATACTTTTTATCAAAGTTACATGTATCAATACCATATACAACAGGTGTAGAATCATCTAATACAATTGTTATATATTTCGATTTTGATTTAGGATTTAATGATCTTCCTTGATATGCATGTAATTTTTGATTTTTATCAATGAATGGAATCAATAATCTTGTTTCATCAAACTTTAATCCATCTGTATCAAATTTGTCAGGAATCAATTCATTTGTCCATGTCATGAAATTAGGACATGAAAACAACTTTGCATGATACGGTGTTGGTAACTTTCTACCATCAACATATTGTTTAATCTTATTGTCTAGAGATAACTGAGATACTTTTTTTAGATTTTTTAATGGTGATGATGAAATAAAAGCTTTAGGCTTTAACTTTTCAACGAACTGCTCATATTCAATCTGATCAGGTGTTTTTGATTCTTGAAGTTTCTCTAACCTATACTGATTGTATAGAGTTTGATCAACATTTTTTAAGAAATTAGGAAAGGAGTGATGGGTTTCACAATTAAAGCAATGATATCTAAATGAACCCTTATCACCCGAATATATCCATCCTCTTGCTTTTGTTTTAGATGTTTGACTATCACCACAAATAGGACATCTAAAATTGTAACTATTATTTCTACGCTTGAACCTATCTAGCCTTGTAGATAGTAAGCCAATGTACTTTGATTCCAACCACATCACAGCTCCTAATAATAGCTAATATATCATTCCGATACAAATAATTATACACACAACTTTTTATGTGTCAAGAACTATTTTATGAGTTTTAGAAATAATGGTCCATATGATAAAAGGAATCCAACAGCTACACCACCGCCTGTAACCATCCATACCAATTTTTCAAATTTATTGAATTTTTCGTTTAAATGTTGATGCTGTGTTCTTTGTTCATCACGAATGTCTTTAACTTCATCCCAAATTTCTTCTAATTTTTTATCCGTCTCGTTTCTTCTTTGTTCCATAAGGTGGGAAAATTGATTGTTAATTTTTTCTTGTTGATCCAATTTTTCTTCGTGTACTGCTAATAACTTTGATACGTTTTGTGACACTTCCGTTAACTTTTCAATGGACGTATCCAATCTATCTAACATCACATCCATTCTCTCAGCCTTACGTTGAAGGTCGTATATTACATTATCAGGAATCATTTCTTATTCTCTTTAGTAGGCCTTTCTCTCTTCATCATAGGGACAATTTCACGTAATTTTTTCTTGTCTTTCCAATGAACAGGATCAGACCCTGTGCCTACTACTCCAGCTGTGGATACTGTTGGTGCGTTTTCGTTCATATCTTCCTCAAAATTTTAACTATGTTTTCGTCCATTGGAATTAAGTCTGTATAAATTATTTTTTCGCTGTTGACATTAAATAATTTTTCAGGTAATATATTTAACAATATTAAAAATGGCTTAATATATTTCAACTCATTTTTCATTTTTAAATATAAAATTTTACATAAAATTTCAGAAGTAAAAACATTACTTAAAATAATAAGGTGATTTAAAATCAACCGTTCTTTTAAATCACCTTCGTTTATATATCTTGTTATTAATTTTTTTATATATTTAATGCGCTTTAAATCTTCAATGAACTCCTCAGTTGAATGGCACTGAGGATTATCATAGTGTTTTGCAGCATATATCAAAAAATTTTTATCATTCAAATTTTCATTATTCATTTTCTAATTTATTAATTTTTTCCTTTAGTGCTGCAACTTCTTTAGATAGTTCTTGAATTGCTTTAATCATTGGTGAGATGAATTCTTCATATCTTAGTAATTGCTTACTGTGTTCATCTTCTTTGTCGCTGATTACCCAACCACCAAAGTTATCAACACCCATGTTATCAAGTACACTCTTAACTTCTTGTGCAATTAAACCATAGTGTGTGACTTTTGGCATTGTTTCATTTGAAACATAATTAGATTCAACTGTACCATCTTCTAGTTCATTTACAACTAAATCTTTAATTTCTTCTTTTTTCTGATAAGATACTGGGCGAAGATTATTGATAAATGCTAATCCGAGATTAGAATCTACGATATCACTCTTGTATCTTACGTCAGAAGTTACCGTTAAAGCGTTTTCAGAATATATATTTCTCCACGCTCTTGCAGAACTTCCAATGTCATACGCATTATCTGCATAAGGAC